AATACTACAGCATTAACTTCATCAACAGTAGTTAAGCCATTTGTAATATCTCGTAGTGATTGTCTATAAGTTTCCCATACAGTTTTATCTATAATAGGGGAATCTGACATCATAACCCAATCGCATGAAGCAAGAAGTCTATCTCTTTTACTTCTTAAATCTGCCATAGCTCTATCAAATGCACCATCTAACCATGCTTGTTCTTCAGCTTGTCTTTGTGCAATTTCTTCTGCTGTCAGTTCAACTTTTATTCCATTTACTAATTTATGTGCCATAATAATCTCCTTATAATTTAATTTATTCCGAATAGCAATATCTCTCCATTAAAGTTACCAGAATTTAATTGGAACTTAATAGCATTTACTGGAGATGTAGTATTTCCATACCCAGCAACATAATTATCACTACATAATTCATCTCCTCTTACATTTCCTGTTCTTGAAATAAAATGTTTAACATATGTCGAACTACTGGGATTAAAAATAGTTAAAGAACCAGATAAATTAGCATCAGTATCTCCACCACCAACACCAGATGTGCCACCCATTTCTTCTGCTATTGCTAAAAAACCTGTACCTTGTGCCATATCAAAAATATCTCTATAAACTAAAGCAGTACCACCACCAGCTTCATATTGTGTTGACCAAAATTTAGTAGATGTTTTAGTTACATTGTAGTTGCTACCACTATCTGTACTCATATTAAATGTAAAATAATTATTATTTGTTATTGAATGAATATTAACAAAATAAAAAACATATTCCTTATATGTACTATCAATACCAGATGTAAATTCTATTGAAGCAGATGCACTAGCAGTAGCTTTAGAAATAAATTTCATTTCTCCTAAAGAAGATATGCTACCAAATGTGGTTGCGTTAGATACAGCTCTGTTATTTAATTTAACTATAGACATATTAACTATCCTTTATTCCATAAAGTTTTATTGTGCCAGAATCTATGTTGCCTGATGCAAATTTAAATTGAATAGCATTTACTGATGATGTTGTGTTCCCATATCCAGCAGAGTTCCATTCTTGAGAATTATTATTTAACTGATAACTATTAACTCTAGAAATCCAATGCTTAACAAAAACTGAACTTGCTGGATTAAATAATTCCATTGAACCTGATAAACTTTCATCATTACCATTTCCAGTATCTCTATTTAAAGGATTAAATCCTGTTCCTTGTGCTAAATCTCCTTCTGTTGAATAAACTAATCCTGTATTAGCATCTATCTCATCATGGTAAGCAACAAACATAGTGCTTGTTTTAGTAACATTATAATTTGAACCACCATCTGTAGATAGATTAAATGTAAAATCTACACCATCATTTACTGGGTGGCAGTTAATCCAAACAAACTTATAAATTGGATAGGTGCTATCTATTCCACTTGTAAATGATATTGATGCTGAACCACTTGCTGTCTGTGAACTAATTAAAGTAAGTTTTCCTTTTGCGGCCGCTGGTATATCTGTAATACCACTTAAAGTAGTATTTGTAATCGCAGCTGGCTTGTAAACACCACCTGTGGTAAAGTTGTTTGCGAATTTTCTAGTTAAACTTCCCATATTAGTTTATCCCGAACATTAATATTTCTCCAGCATCTATGTTTCCACTAGACATTTGGAACTTTAAATTTGTTAAAGCTGATGTAGTGTTAAAATAACCACCATAATGTTGTTGTGCCGATACATCATTAAATGCAGTTCTTGAAGTTGAAGCTATAAAATGCTTAACAAAAGTCGTAGATGATGGATTAAATAAATGTAAATATCCACCAACATTTTCATCATTAGCATTACCTTGGTCGTTAGCAAGATTTTGAAAAGCTGTTGATTGTGCTAAAGATAATCCACCATATGCTAAAACTCCATAAGCACCACCCTCTGAATGGTAAGCATCTATCATTGTAGTTGTTTTAACAACATTATAATTAGAACCAGAATCTATACTTCCATTAAATTCAAATTTAACATTATCAGTTTGTGGGTGGCAGTTTACAAAATAAAACTGATACTCTTTATAATCTCCTAAACTAAATTCTATACTTGCTGATGAAGAAGCAGTAGCACTCGATACTAATACCATATCGCCAGCGCCAGAAATAGATGTAATATTATCTAAAGACGCATTATTAATATTAGCAGAACGTATAATTCCACTAGTTGAAAATGCGTTTGCTATTTTTCTTGTTGCGCTACCCATTAAGAAACTCCATACATTTTGATTATGCCGTCATCAATGTTGCCTGAACTCATTTGAAACTTAATAGCATTAATTGCGGTTGTAGTATTAAAGTATCCAGCAGCAAGTTGGTCATCAGCTTCACCAAATGCAAAAATATTAGCAGCACCTCTTGATATAAAATGCTTCACATAGGTAGTTGAAGAAGGATTAAAAATTTGTAACATACCACTTCCAGCTTCATCATTGTCAGTTCCTAAAGCAAATATTATATCTTGAAAAGAAGTTGATTGTGCCAAATCTTTAGAAGTTTCATAAATTAGATTTGTGTATTCTTCTGATCCAGTATCTCCATGATATGCTCTAAAAAATGTAGTTGTTTTTGTAACATTATAATTACTTCCCCCATCTGTTGAACCATTAAATTGAAAAGCAGTATTATCTACACTTGGGTGAATATCTATAAACTTAAACACATAAGAATCATAAGTAGAATCCATGCTAAACTCTAATGATGCACTAGCACTTGCAGTTTGAGATGATACTAATGTTAATCCACCACCAACACCAGATGGTAAAGAAGTAATACCACTTACTGAAGTATTATTAATAGCCGCAGCTTTAACGATACCAGCCGTTGTAAAGTTATTTGCTAAATTTTGTATTCGTGTTCCCATTATGCGCTTATTCCATAAAGTTTAAATGTTCCATCATGTGTACCAGAATTCATAGAAAATTGTATGGCATTTATTGGAGAAGTTGTGTTTCCATACCCAGCAATAAACATATGATAATTATATTCATTCGCACCATCATATCCTGTTGTACTAATATCTGACATAAAATGTTTTACAAATGTATTGGAACTAGGATTGAAAATAATTATACGACCAGAATGTCCTGTATCTGAAACATTGTGTTGTCCAGCAGTTAATCTTTGTGAGCCTGTACCTTGTGCCAAATCTACACTAGCTTCATAAGATAATGCTGCTGCTGCATCTGTTTCTGTATGATAAGCATTAAAAGCAGTTGTTGTTTTGGTTACATTATAAGTAGAACCACCATCTGTTGAAAAATTAAATTGTAAATACACATCACTTGTATCGTTATGAATATTTATTAAATCAATAATATAAATTGGGTAAGTACTATCTATTCCACTTGTAAAAGATGTTGTTGTTGAATTACTTGCAGTTTGAGTTGATAATAATTTAAGTTTACCACCAGCACCTGATGGCAACGCTGAGATGCCACTTAAAGAAGTGTTGTTTAGTGCGCTTGATGAGAAGACCCCATTGGCGCCAATGTTATTTGCTGCGTTCTGTATAATGCTTCCCATATCATTTTTAACTTGTTCTTAAATATCTAAATGCAATCTCTGCTGATGAAGCAGGCGCTTCAGTAAAGGTTAATGTTGTTCCTGATATTGTATAGTCAACAGCTGGAACTAATGTAACACCATTGACTGTTACAAACATATCTTCTACTGTTCTTCCACTATTAATTGTAAATGCAACTGTTGAACCATCACCTGTTGCTGTTCCGTTTGTATAAGTAGCCGCACCGCCTAATGGTAAGTATCTAATTGATATTTCAACGCCATTTGCTGGAGCAGTTGTAAATGTTAAAGTTGTACCTGAAATAGTATAGTCTGTTGTAGGTACAAATACGAAACCGTTTACAGTTATCATTACATCATTAACTGTTCTTCCACTTGAAATTGTAAATGCAACTGTTGAACCATCACCTGTTGCTGTTCCGTTTGTATATGATAATGTTGGATTAATATAAGAATAAGCAACTTTTCTATTTGCTCCTGCTGTTGCGTCATAAATGATAAATTCATCAGCTTGTGC